GTAGTAATCTTAGATGAGTCTGATGGAATAACCTTAGATGGTCAGAGAGCATTGCGTAATACTATGGAAGAATATAGTAGTGGTACTCGATTTATTCTTACTGCGAATTATAAGCATAAGATCATACCAGCTATTCAGAGTAGAACTCAATTCTTCGATCTCAACCCGCCGTTTGACGATGTTGTGAAGCGTGTTGTAGATATTATTAAACAAGAAGGTATTAAGATTGAACCTGATCAGAAGGCTAACTTCGTTAATGTTATCAAGCAGAGTTACCCGGATATTCGTAAGATTATCAACAACGTTCAAAAGTCAACTATTAGTAATATTTTTACTGTTGATCATAGTGTTGATAATAAAGATATCATCAATGTGATTCATAAGCACGTTACATCTAACGAAGCTCTAAAACTACGTAAATATCTAATCGAGAATGAAAACGAGTTTCAAGGTGATTATCACAATCTTATGAAGCAGTATCTAAATTATGTATACGATTCTAGTTTAGATGACAATAAAAAACGTCAATATATAGTGACTATTTCAGATCACATGTATAAAGACGTATTTGTATTAGATAAAGAGATTAATGCTTTTGCTTGCTGGGTTAATCTTGAGAAGATTTAACCGTTAATTGGCATATACTGTGCAGTATAGTTCTCGTTAACCGCAGGGGATGGTGTAGCAGGCTTCGAAGGAATCTTAGTATTCTTTCTAGCGTTCGAACGCTCTGACTTCTTAAGGCTATCACCTTGCTGTGTCATAGTTTGTTGCTCGTTCTCATCTTCTTCATCTACCTCGACTGGATCGATCTGTACTTTATTGTCATATCTCTGAGAATCCGGTACAGGTGATCTATTAATCCCATCATCATGCACTTGAAGAATACTGACCGGTACTGTTACGGCATTCTTATTGTCATAAAGTCCGTTTGCTAACTCTACCGCTACATCAGCAAAATACGATGATCCACGATTATCTTCATTTCCAGGAGCTCTTGAAGGCATCTCTGTTTTAATATTGATAACCTTCTTATTAAGGTCATTATCAGTGAATAGGCTAGTGATATACTCTTTAACGCTGTCAGGTAAGCTCTTAAAGCATTCCTTACTTTTATAGCCATCTATTAATGACACTCTATCTCCCACGAGAACACCGCCGTTAGTCATTTTTTGAATAGTACTTTCGATTAAATTTAAAAACTTATGTGACATATTATTATTTATTGTTTTAAGTACATTATTCTATAGCTTAAATATTATTATAATGGCTTCTATCAACCTAGATATCATAAGTGTACTGGATACTGATCGTGACGAGACAACGATTTACAAGGATTTACATCTAGATCTATCATTAGATTATACTCTCAGTAATGAATTAGAAAAAGATCAGCAGATTACTGATATTACTTCCGATAATAACGTAGGTGCTATTAGAAACGCTCTAATTAGCTTATTAACAACATCCCCAGGTGAAAAAATTCTAAATCCATTATTTGGTATCAATTTTGGAGATATTTTATTCTTGCCAGTTACAGAGGAGAGAGCGAATGTTATAGGTAGCAATATTATATCAAATATATCTAAATTTGAACCGCGAGTTAAAATTTTAAACCTCGAGATAACACCTGTCATTGAAGAGCAGGAATATATTTGTGATTTCACATATACGATCCCGAGATTTAATAACCAAACACTACAATTAAAAGGTAGTCTATCGCAATCAGGCTTTTACGTGTAATTTACAAATTCCCTTATAAATATAAATATGGCCAATAGTGTTAATACTGATTTTACTTTACCTAGAGATGCTTATGCTACGTTTGATGCTCTAACATTAAAGCAACATATTAAAGATCGATTAAATGAAGGTGGAGTCTTCACAGATCAAAACTTTGAAGGTAGTAACCTATCATCTCTTATTGATATTGTTGCATTTTCATATCATCTATCTTTATTCTACCTAAACCAAACATCATCAGAAGCATTATTCGATGAAGCTTCTGTATTTGAGAATATTAATCGAATTACTAAGCTTATTGGTTACAGACCTACAGGGTATAAGACATCAGTATTATCGTTTAATGCTACTGCCAGTGAATTACTGCCTATAAACATTTATACAGTTAAAAGATTCTCGTATTTTAATATCAATGGTTTAGATTACTCGTTTATAGGAGACGCTACATTTAGTAAGACAGTTGAGGGTACTGAGAGTTTAAATTCGTTATCTGACAATACATTACTATACCAAGGTAAGTTCTTTGAACACCCCGTGCAAAACGCCCTTGGTCAGGATTTTGAAATTGTACCGTTGGTAGTAAAGGATAATATTAACGATACAGCTGTTAATATTGAACATGATTCAATAAATGTATTTGTTAAGAAGTTTAACAGTAATAAGTATATTGAATTCACGGAAACAGACTCGGTATTTAATGAAGATTCCGCAGCATATGTATTTGAGAAGAGATTAAACGAGAATGGATTCTATGAACTTAAATTTGGCAACGGGGTTAACGGAGTTAAGCTAGATGCCGGGGACAGCGTTTATATATACTATCTAAAAAGTGACGGTGCTGCTGGAAAAGTATCAGCTAATAAACTTAACGGTAACAATATTAATATATTTACCACATCGCAATTTGAAACAATATCTCAATTTATATACGATTCTGATACACAATTCTTAACCCAGCAATTAGCATCTAATATTGCATTTGTAAATCAAAATGCATCTACAGAACCTGCTGTTATTGAAACAGTAGATCAGATAAAAACCAATGCACCGAAAGTATTCTACTCGCAAAATAGAATAGTAACCTCAGACGACTTTGAGACCTATATTGAAAAGAATTTTGCAAATATTGTTTCAAGCTCTGCATTAGTTAATAACGAGTCGTATATTAATAGTGTTATAAAATATTATTACGATTTAGGGTTAGATAGGCCGAACGATGACTCGAGGGTTGTCTTCAATCAGGTAAAATTTGCAACGACCGGTCAGATGAACCATGTGCATGTGTATATGGTACCTCTTATTAAGACGGTTGATAGTGATAATAATCTTTACTATTTAACACAATCACAGAAAGCAGAGATTATAAACGGCGCGGTAGATCAGAAGATGGTTAACGCAGAAATTATACCACATGACCCTGTGTATACTGGTTTTGGTATTGGTTTAGAGTTAGCTGGTACTGCTCCGGATATTGCTGATCTAGATACTACATATTTAGTTATAGAAAGATTATTAAATGATCGGATAAGCATTGATAAAATACAAGAGTTGGTAGCTAATATTTTTAAAAATTATCTAAGCTCGTCGAATGTTAGTCTCGGAGCTACAATTAATATTAACGATCTAACATCACAGATTCTTTCAATTCCCGGTGTTAGAGGAATTAAGACTCGTAGAGTTGATAGTACAGGTCGCATTCTTCGTGAAACACCTTTTATTAATCTGTATAATTTCAATGCTGTATATACAGATGTTGATATAAGTAGCTCATCTTCTAATGTATCCTTACCGTTCTTTAAGTTTCCATTCTTGTGGAATGGTGGTAGTGTTAAAGATAGAATTATAGTGGAGACGGTTGAAAGCTAATGCCTGTAACAGATATTAACAGTGTATTATATAATTTTGATAGATCGTATGATGAGTTACCGACGGTCAATCTACCTATACGTATTTTAAATCCAAATTATGCCGAGAGCAGTACTCTACTGCATGTTACATCTGCTTATACTAACGAGCAAGATAAATTAATATTTTACCCGTTTTTTGGCGACACGTCGGTTTTTACAGATTACACTGGTTTGAGCGCTACTCCGCTTGTCGATAATTACCGATACTTTATCGATTTTGGAGACGGTACAATAACTTCTGATCTAACTGCAGAGCATTATTATAAATACCCAGGGGAATATCAAATAACATTAGTAGCAGTGGATAGCGCTACTAATTTCTATAGAAGCGAGCAACGACCTACTATAAAAGCGTATAACGTCATACCGGATAAAATATTCTTAACATACAAAGAAGGTAATAGTGCTCTTAATTCTACTTTTGAAAATCCATTACACGTGACGAGATATAATTCATATCAGAGCTGGCCTAGCGTATCTGCCGATGGGGGTTATAGTATAAACTTATCAGTCTCAGGTAACAAAAGTAATTTTGTAAAGCCAGCTGATTATTATTCGGATAATTATATTCAATTAAAAAAATTCGCAGCGTTCGTACAGTCAGAAGAGAATGACGGTCCTATTATTGTTAATAGTATTATGACAAATAATGATAAAATATACGGTAAGCGGTTTGTAACTGCAGTTAGCGATTATGTATTCTTTAATGAACCGGTTGATGGTTCTATTTTTCTTGGAACTTCCGGTACATCTGAGTTTTACTATTACGAAGATTAAATGTAGTAATAAATATTGATATGGGTAGCCATAATACAATTATATTTGCGTCTTTTAATACAGATAATTTTAAAGACCCGGAGAGTGGATATTTAGATTTAAAATCTAATGACAAGTCATATACCAACATGTCACCTAGTAATTTAACATTCACTATATCTAGTACAACTACAACAAACGATGATTATATAGATTTCACAACAAATGGTATCGACGGCTTTGGTAGCAATTTAAGTGCGTTTCAGATACCTAAAATTAATTTCGCGCAGCAGAATATATACTTTGTCGCAAAGTTTAGAAGTTTAAGCGGAACTCCGAGAAAAAGCTTCGAAAAACCTGTAGAGAATTTTGAATTACTAATAACCCAAACAGTCTCTAGCGAAGACTTTATAGTCACTTGGAACGAGAATGATACTATTTTAATTAAAGAATCATCTATCTTTCTAGATTTAATATTAGGCGATGGTACGGTGGTACCGTCTGAATCAGCAATATTTACAGTTAATTACGGTGATTTATTAGATAATGACGGTGGTGGTTATCTTAAAGCGTATTTATATTCTTACCAGACAGGTACCAACAATCGCATACGGTTTATATATCAAAATGATGATTTTAATATATCGTTATCAGGGTACTCAACGCCGTTTGATATATTACCTGCAGCTGGTACGTCCGATGTACGTAAGATAAACGAGAATAATAACCAATCTCAGAATTTTAAGGATCTTAGATTCCAAGACGTTCTTCAAAATAAACCAGCGTTGTTCGATGATTTCTTAGGTCAGATTGTTGGTACGGATAAGCAATCTCCAGATACTTTAGGTATAAAGAATTTTGAGAAGACGGCTAACTTCGTTTCGAATGTAGCTGACCCAGATACTTGTAATCTTAAATCACTAGGCTCTCTGTTAAAAGGGCTTAATATAACATTCGAGGAATATAATCAACAATTTCCACCTTCTTTACAGCGATTAGTCGACATTTTATCAGTAGGTATTAGTAGACAAAAAGGCGGTACTAATCAATATCAATTAAATTTTAATGATAAAGGATTTACTAATAAGACTGTATTCGGGAAAAATAAAGGCGACTTATTACCGATCGATACTACTATATTACATACCGGCTCTGAATCTCGAAATATTATAGCTCTAGAAAAATTTAGTGAAGAATATTCTCTAATTAATACTAATATATTGAGTGCATCTGACGTAGAGTATAATGATGTTAATACATACCCGTTATCAACCTATAATAGCACCTGGGGCTGGGGCTTAGTTCTACCGGACGGCGTGGAAGGTATAGATATAACAGACTATTATCAATTTTATGACTTTGATAGTACAACTGAAGGTTCGTTATTACAAAAGTTTGTTGATTTTGACAATATAGAAAATACATATATCACATCTTTAACATCAGATGAGGATTATTCAAGGAAGTGGGGAGAGATGGAGAATATTATATCGCATAATTTATATACTAATCTAAATCTTATCTCAGGCTCTTAAAATTTGAATAAATATTTTATATGGCCGAGCAATTTAATAATATATTAGTTTATAACAGTATAACTAATACTCTAGACGATGAAAAGAGAGATCTAAACTCACCTTTCTCTTTTTTAGAGTTCTTAAACTTTGGCGATATTTTAACTAAAGAGATAAACGAGTTAGGTTTTTATCAGCAGTATCTTAAGAACTGGGAAAATGTAACGAATATATCTTTAACATCTATAAATTCCGATATACGTGAACAGTTTATTACATTCTTAAGCGAAGTTAAATTGAAATTCTCGACAAAAGAAGAGCGTCGATATTTTGAAAACATAGATCTTAATGATAACGAGCAGTTGACAATTGCCGTACCTTTCTTTACATCAAAAATAAAGGAGATATCACTATACTTCGCACGTAAGCGCGATGAAGTAACAAAAAATCTAGGCTATATTAAGACAAAAGGATCGACAAGAGGGGTAGATACCTTTATTAAATATCAGTTAACTGACTTATATTCCGGTGATGATATTCCACCTGAGTTAACTATCCCAGAAAATATAGGAGAGTTTCTGAAGAATATTGAAATAGAGACGGAGAGAGAGTATGATACCTTTAATGATTATTATGATTTAGATCCAGGTAAATCACCTACATTCTACGATACTATATCCGGTAACCGTTTTGATTACTTTACATCCAACACAAACGTAATAAGTGCTGATTATTTTATCGATACGGAGAAGACTATTAATAATATTATTAACGAGCAAGGTATCACATTATCAGAGATTCCTGGTTTATTAGTAACGTATGACACTACTGATATATCGACTCTAGATAGAACTAGTTTTATTGACTACGTTAACACAAACGATCGACAAGATTTAAAATATCTGCTAGATGCGGAGCTTATAGAAAAATACATGGGCGTCGATATGTACTATTTGTCAAACAATACCGGTGATTATACATACGATAAACTATTTGATGCTAAATCACCTTACAAAAATCTTCTAAACGTTAATAACCCAGCCACTTTAAGTATACCGGGTAATAGCTTTGAGAGTGAAAGATCGGTAGGTTTATTTTTCACTCCATCTAAACGTGGTATACTAAGAATGGAAGCAGACTTTACTGCTACACTTCTACCAGACGAAGTTGAACCTGATATGACTTATATATTTCCTGACCCGGATAGATATGGTAAGATATCTGGTGTCGGTGCTAGTGCACGTGCAAATCCGTTTTTATTCTCTCTGAAGAATACGGAATTTAAGAATCACTCATCTTCATTTGGTAAGTCATCTGTTGAAAGTAGCAGTATTAATCAAAACTTCTATGCTTACTCGAGCTTAGAACAGCAAAACTTTAATTATAATAATACCGATCCACTAAGAGGTCTAGAATCAGTTAACTTATCAGGTAGCTTGGTAAAAGAAACAGGTGATATTTTCGGTAATCAGTATCTTACATTCAATAAAACAGATTTTCCTAACAAACAGTTAAATAATTTCTCGGTAAGTGAATCGCCGTTAAGTCTTAATAATACTCAGATCGAAGATTTACCCAGCGACCCTGAAAAAGAAACTATATCGGGTATAAAAGATAAATTAAAGCCTATCTTTATATCTAACATAATAAAAAATACTATCGAGCCAATATCGGTGGAGTTCGATACGATCTTTTCGAGGTATAAATATAATCAAACTCTATACACTGAATTGAGTAGTAATATTTTTGTTGATTTAAACGTATTTAAAAGTACACTTTTTATAAAGACTCGGAATAATTTAATTATTGATAATATTGAGTATACTCCGTCTGGTGAATTTAAACCAGCAGGGTTCGTATCTAGAGTTAAAGAATATAACGGTGGTATTAATACAAATCAAAATCAAGTACAAATAAGTAATTTTAGTAACCCAGTAAGAATAGGCAATGACGTTCTATATATTAAAGTAGCTAGTGATCCTTCTGTGACGTTACCTATTAATTTAAGATTTTTTGACTTCTCTATTTTTAAATACGATATTGATAAAAAACGTGAAGTTAATCTTGTAACAGCGCAAACTCAAAACGAAAGCTTTTTTAATGACAACTTCACTTTCGATGTTGGTTCAAATATCGTGCAGGTTAAAGATGTAAAATTAAACTATAACAGTAAGCAAAATTTATTATTCTGTCTAACCGATTTTGTTGATTTAAATAACGTTAATTTTTTCCATGTATTGGTATTTAAAATTGTCGGTAACGAGCTAAATATTGTTCAAAACTTCGTTATCAATCCTAGCAATTTCACCGTTACTCAAAATTTCTATAATAGCAGTATACTGGCAAATAACTTCTTAACACAGTCATTATCATCTACCCCGACGCAAAACAATAATTATGGCACACTTACGTTCTAAACACTCTCTAAATGTAAATCTATCAAGCTATTC